GCAGGCTCAGCAGCTAATCCTTCTGAAGGTGGAGCACCTAAAAAGCCTGCTGCTACACCAAAGGAATAGTATGACTATTAAAAGTATTGATAAAAATAAGGTACTATACTTAGATAGTACTTTTAAGAAAGAGTTACCTACAGCTGGTGATACTGTTGACTCAATCTATATCGAAGGGTACGCAAGTACTAACGATATTGATAGATCCGGCGATGTAGTATCCGCCAGCGTATGGGAAGACGGTATTAAAGAATACCTAGACAACCCTATTGTTTTAGCTTATCACGACCATGACGACCCTGTGGGCAGAATGGTTGAGCATAAGATTGACGATAAAGGTTTATGGATTAAAGCCAGAATTTCAGCAGCTGCTGAAATCTTTAATTTAGTAAAAGACGGTGTATTAACAGCGTTTAGTATCGGCTTTAGAATTGTGGATGCCGAGTATAATGCGGCAGCAGAAATTTTTGTTATCAAGAAAGTGAAACTTATGGAGATTTCCGTAGTTTCAGTACCTTGTAATCAAAATACCCTGTTTAGTTTATCCAAGGCATTTGATAGTGCTCTGGAATATCAAAGTTTTAAATCGCAGTTTGCACCCAAGAGCGACTCAGCTAAAGGGCTAGATTCCTTACCGGACGCAAACAGCAAATCACAAAAGGAAGTCAAAATGACACCAGAAGAAATCAAACAAATGGTTGCCGACGCTGCTAAAGCTGCTGCTGCCGAAGCTACTAAAGCCTTTACAGATGCTGCTGCTGCAAAAGCTACTGCAGACGCTGCAGAAGCTGATGTGCAAGCCCGTATCAAAGCTGCTGTCTCTGCAGTGACACCAACTGAAACTGGTGCAGACAAGCTAATGGCAGAAGTTGAGAAGCGTTTCGCTGATCAAGCTGCTAGCACTAAGTCAGTGTTGGAAGGCCTCCAAACTGCTCTATCTGAAAAAGCTGCTGAAATCGAAGCAATGCAAAAAACAAAAATGAGCTTTACAGATACTAAAGCTAATGAAATCAGCTACGCTGATAAAGAGAAGGCTGTTATTCTTAGCCGTATGACTGGTAAAGCTATTGGTGATACTAAGTTCGGTAAGATGCTAGTTGAGAAAACTGGCGCTCACTTGCCTTCCGCAGTTTGGGAACTTGAAGTCTCCTTGACTATGGAAAACGAAGTCCGTCGTCGTTTAGTGGTTGCTCCATTGCTACGCAATATCGCAATGCAAACAAACGTTATGACTATTCCAGTGAACCCAGAAGCAGGTCTTGCAACTTGGGTTACTAACGCTCAGTTTGGTACTTCCGCTTCTCCTGGTGCTACACAAAACCATGCACTAAAAGAGATCACTCTTAATGCGTATAAAGTTGCTACCAACGAATACATGGCATACGAAGAAGAAGAAGATTCGTTGATCGTGTTAATGCCTATTGTACGTGACGCTATGGTTCGCCGTGTTGCTCGTGCTCTAGATCGCGCTTTCTTGCTAGGTGCTGGTACAGGTGCTGACCCAGTTAAAGGCTTGGCTACATACGATGCATCTTCTGTGGTTGCTCCATCTATCACAGGCCCTGCAACAGTAGCTAATTTACGTGCAATGCGTAAAGACTTAGGTGCTTTAGGCTTGGACCCTTCAGAAGTTACTTTCGTAGTTTCTACAGATATTTACTACGATTTACTAGAAGATACTACTTTCCAGACAATGGATAAAGTTGGTACTCTAGCTACTATCATCACGGGTCAGATTGGTAATGTTGGTGGTTCACCCGTTATTGTTTCTGCTGAGTTCCCTACAGAAGCTTCAGGTACTATCACTGGTACTGCTAATATTGGTGCTATCGCATTCAATACAAGCAACTTCATCGTTGGTAATCAACGTGGTCTGCGTATGGATACGCAAGACTTGGTTGAAACACAGCGTAAAGTGTTTGTGGCAAGCCTGCGTACAGGTATGACACAAATCTCTACAAGTGTTGGTCAAGGCGTTTCTACCCTTCGTTGGGCAGCGTAATTTAATTGATAAGGGCTCCGGCCCTTATCTTTTACAAAAGCTTATGGAGCTTTTGTAAAAGATATAAGGAATAAACATGGGACTACCTCTAATTACTCGGGCTGAGTATAAGGCCTATGCAGGTTTAACTAGTGTAACACACGATGTTAATATAGATAATTTAATCCCTAAGGTGTCCGAACTTATTAAGTCCATTTGCAGAAGAACATTTGTAGACTACGTTGATGATGCTAAAACAGAGTACCACGAAGGCGGTGCAGCTTTAATAGTCCCTGAAGAATACCCGATTGTATCAGTATCTTCATTAGAATACTCCAGTGATTACGGAAATACATACACTACGCTAGCAGAGTATACTGACTATGCTGTATCAAAAATATCTAATACACTAGTTGCGTTAGCCTCTACAGGCTTTCCTAGTGGTATTAATGCGTATAAATTAACCTATACTGCAGGATACGTATCTATACCAGAGGATTTAAAGCTAGCAATCCTTGACTTGATTACTTACTACATCAAGAATGATGCAGCTATCCACAGTAATAAAGCTCCTGGAACCAACACAGTACAGATTGAGTATGTAACAACCACAAATCTACCTGCACACATTAAACGTGTCCTAGATTTGTATGCTGCGAATTATAACTAGTTATGAGTATATCAGCCTTTAGTGATACTATAAATAGCCATATATTTAAAGACTGGCTAAATAAGCTAGATAAAAATATTATTAGTAATAATGTTAAAGACATTAGATCTTCGCAACAAGTTGCAGAGAAAACTGACTTTTACCTATCTAGTGCTAATATTAGATCAATATATAAAAATGTTACAAATCTGGACCTTACTAGAGCCCAGGCAAGGAGCGTTTTAAAAAAGATATCGGAACAGGGTAGTGTTAGAGGCAAAGCTGTCAGAGTAGGAAAAACTAGTGGGGTATTTTTTGAATCCATAGGATTTGATACAATATCTACAAAAGTAAAAGAAGTTTTCGACTCTTTAGAAGGAGTACAAGAAGCGTATGCTGCCGCAATAGATAAGTATACTGAAAATGCTTATAGAGATATAGCAAATAATCCAAAAATTACTAAGGCCTCAGATATTCAAGCTGCTAGAGATAAGGTAGATAAGTATGCAAAAAATAATATTGGTAACTTTGGTAACTTTATACATAAAGGGCACGTAGTAAGTATTGCTACTAATACTGCAAAAAACTTTGCAGAGTCTATAAAAGATTACGAAGGTTTTCAAGAAGAGCAGAAAAAACTACTTTTAGATGTATTAGATAAGTATATTACTAAGCTTACAAAAGATGATATAGCATCTTCTAACTTAGCTAAGTATGCTGGTGCTCAAGAAATATACGCAAAGTATTTAAAGTCTCCTAGTAAGTATTTAGTAGAACTACAGTTTAGCACTGGCAATATGGAATCAGGAAATGCCAGTCTTCCTATCGTACAAGAGCTACGTAAATTATTTACGATAAGTAACCAAGAAACTAAAGATATATTAACCAAGTCAGATACTTTAGGAAAAGCCTTACTAAATACAAAAGGCTCACCAAGTTATATAGACCTACTTGCCGAAAATCTCGTAGAAACACTTACAGGAAAGAAGGTAAGTACTAAAGTTTATAGTATATCTCCAACATTAGTAGCAAAAAGGGATGCTAAAGTTAGTGTACGAAAAAATACAGAGGATATATCTAAACTTAAGCAACTAAAAGCAAAGATACAGGCTACAAAAAAGTTACCCGCTATCCGCACAACTCAAGGTCAGTTCTATAGCCTTGCTAGTTTACAAGTGCTGATTAACTCCCAGTTGCAGGACGTGATATCTGCTAATATGGGAGATGGATCTTCTAGAAATGTCCTAAACTACAGAACCGGACGCTTCGCAGCGTCAGCCTCTGTAGAGCGTATGAGTCAAAGCAGAGAAGGTATGATTACCGCTTTTTACTCCTATATGAAAAACCCTTACCAAACCTTTGAACCCGGGTTCAGACAAGGTTCCCCAAAAACACGTGACCCTAAACTGCTAATAGCTACCTCAATCCGAGATATTGCAGCTAATAAAGTGGGCAATAGATTAAGAGCAGTATTAATATAGTACTAAAATATTGAACTTGAATTTTGGGATGAAGCGTGGTATAATAAGCTATATTTGAAAAAGGCTTAATATGACTTGCGGCATTTACTTACTAAAATTTAATAATACTGATAGTGTTTATGTGGGACAGTCCGTAAATATAGAAAATAGGTTTAAACAGCATATTTATAGTTTTAAAAGCAATACAGCTGCTCCTAAACTTACACAGGCGTACCTTACTTATGGGCACCCTAGTTTAGAGATTGTACTAGAGTGTACTATTCCAGAGTTAGATAGTGCCGAAGATGAGGCTATAGGTATATTTAACTCTACTGTTTCAGGATTTAATACCTACCTATCCTCTACTGAGGCCCCTAGTTATACAGGCTATGGATACGGTAATAGTAAGTACTCCAGGGAAGA